CACTGAAAAAGCTATCTGACGACTTAAAAGTTAAGAACATTAAGGGATCTATGTGGCTATGGAATCCAGTATCCAAGCTGTACTACCATCTCAAGGCAGAGAAGGATAAGTTTAGTACACTCAATCAAGGTACTGCTACGTTCTGCTTTGACATGTGGTTAGGTTACATCGTTAGCAAACGACCTCAACTTACTGGTCAGTTCCATGACGAGTTAATACTACGAATAAAAGAAGGAGAGAAAGATGCTACAGAAAAGTTAGTAAAGAAAGCTGTACAACAGGTCAACAGTGTGCTAAAATTAAATCGTGATTTAGATTGTGATATACAGTTTGGTAAAGACTATTCACAAATTCACTAAAATGTGTTATAATAAATAGGTAACTTAAGGAGAAATACAAATGGCTTTAAATCGTAAATCACCAGTAGCAACTACCAACTCTAATGTTGAGTACTCTAACTTAACTGAAGGTGAGCATGAGGGTCGTTTAGTTTATGTAGGTGATCTTGGTTTACAAGAACGCAGCTACATGGGTGACGAGAAACCACCAGCTCAACAACTTTCATTAGGTATTGAAATCATTGGAGAGAAAGTAACCATTGATGGTAAGGAACAACCACGACTAATGTGGACTAAGCCTTTCAATATCTTTTATCAAATGAATGAGTTAGGTAATGAGTACAAGTATTACAAGGTATTTAAACCTACTGCACAAGAAGGCCAAGTGGCTGACTGGGATAGCGTACTGGGTTTACCATGTAATGTTATCGTCAAACACCAAGCTGGCAAAGAAGGCAGAGTGTATGACAACATTGATAGTATTGCCCCAATCCCATCTAAGTATCAAGATGTAGTAGGAGAAGCAACTATCACTGCTATGGCAGTAGGTGACGCTGATGATGAAAACAATGTAGCTACCAAAGCATTGTTTGGCCTAGCTAAGTATGTGTTTGATAAGCGCATTACTGGTGACACAGCTAAGGTAACACCTATCACAGCAGCAACTACATCAGAAGATTTCTCTGACGACATTCCTTTCTAGTCATGGAACTTCTGATAGATGGAGACCCTATTGTATATAGAATAGGGTTTGCTTGTCAGAGTAAGGATAAGGACTCTGGGTTAGTTACTGCTGACTCAGAGTCTTTTACCCTACATAGCTGCAAACAGTTTGTTAATGCAATACTCAAAGACACTGAAGCAGAGTCTTACAGAATGTACATCTCTGGCAAAAGAAACTTTAGAAACAAAGTCGTTGATGATTACAAAGCAAACAGAGCTGGCAAGTCTAAACCAGTACACTACAATCTCATAAGAGATTATCTAACTCGTAAATTTAAAGCACAGCTTATCGAAGACATAGAAGCTGACGATGCTTTAGGTTTAGCTCAAACACCTAACACTGCTATTGCTACAATCGATAAAGACTTATTGATGGTGGAAGGTAAGCATTATAATTATATAAAGAAAGAGTGGAAGCAGGTAACTGCTGAAGAAGGTACTCGTTTCTTTTATAAACAAATGATTACTGGCGATAAGGTAGATAATATAACAGGCATATATGGGCTTGGTGAAAAGAAAGCTAGTAAGCTACTAGATGAAACTCCTCGTGAAGAATGGGATAAGTTAATCTTAGATCTATACGACAAAGAATTTGACAATGGATTTCATAGAGCAGTACAAAACTCACAGCTTCTTTGGATACTACAGCGTGACAAACAAATGCCAATGGATTTTAAATGAAGCCTCGTAACAAAAAGAAGGATAGCCAATTTCGTAGTGGCTTAGAAAAAGCATTAGCTGAAAAGCTACCTAAAGAATTTGAATACGAACCAGCACCAGTACCTTACATTATGAAACGTAAGTACATACCTGACTTCGTATATCAAAACTTTTACATTGAGTGTAAAGGATTCTTTAGAGCAGGTGACACCATGAAGTATAAGTCAGTAAGAGATTGTATTGATGGTGAGTTAATCTTCGTACTGTCTGATCCAAATAAGAAAGTACGTAAGGGTAGTAAGATGACTATGGGACAGTGGTGTGAGAAAGAAAACATGGCACACTTTACTGTTAAAAATTGTGACGAACTAATGAAATACATTAAGGAGAAACAACATGAAAATAGCAGTAATACCTGATTGCCAAGTAAAAGATGGCGTACCTACTGAACATCTTGAATGGGCAGGTGAGTACTTAGCTGACAAGAAGCCTGATGTTATCGTAAACATTGGTGACTTCTGGGACATGCCTAGCCTATCGAGCTACGACAAAGGTCGTAAAGACTTTGAAGGCAGACGATACACTAAGGACGTACAAGCTGGTAACAAAGCAATGGACTTGCTTCTTGCTCCAATAAAGAAAGAGATCCAAAGGCAGAAACGTAACAAAAAGAAAGCATGGAAACCTCGTATGGTATTTACCATTGGCAACCATGAGTACAGGATAGAGAGAGCAGTAGACGCAGATGCTATCCTTGAAGATGTAATTAGCTACAAAGATTTAAACCTCGATGACTGGGAAGTACATGGATTTCTTGAGCCAGTAATCATTGAAGGCGTAGCGTTTGCTCATTACTTCACAAGTGGAGTTATGGGTAGACCAGTAGCAAGTGCTAAGTCGTTACTGTCTAAGCGTATGATGTCCTGTATCATGGGTCATGTGCAAGACAGAGACATAGCATTTCAGAAACGTGCTGATGGTATAAACTTAACTGGATTATTCGCAGGTACGTTTTACCAACATGACGAGAAGTATCTAGGCGCACAGAACAATGGTAGTTGGGCTGGCATCTGGTTGTTAAATGAGGTTGATAATGGTGGATTAGATGTACTACCTGTCAGTATTAATTATCTAAAAGAAAGGAAAAGAGATGAGTAAATTATTTAAATGGGAGTGGTCACTGTTACGAACACATGAAGAACTAAATGTTCTTCTTATGTTTGGCTGGCCTATTCTTGGTGGGTGGTTTCCATACATAGGATTCACACAATTTTATAACTTTGAAGATGAAACCACTGAGAGATGTTTCTTAATGGAATGGTTTTGTACTGGGTTAGCTTTTACAGGTAAAGATGAAGATGAGTAATGCACAAATACTAACACCCAAGAGTACATATACGTATGATTATCCACAAGCATTAGAGTATTCTAAGGCTCAAGAATCAATCTTCTGGACAGCAGACGAGATTGAAATGGAGAAAGATATACATGATCTCAAGACTAATCTTACTGATGCTGAGTTACATGGCGTTACAACTGTTCTTAAACTATTTACTCTATATGAGCTTCATGTAGGTAACGAGTACTGGCTTGACTACGTGCGTAAGACATTCCCACGCCCTGAGATTCAACGCATGGCTAGTTTGTTTGGTATGTTTGAACTGAATGTACACGCACCTTTCTATGACAAGCTGAATGAAGTAATGGGCTTAAAGACTGATGAGTTTTATGAGTCATACACAAAAGATAAAGTACTAAAGGATCGCATGGCATGGATTGATCGTCAGTTTAAGACTGATGACCCACTACTTATTACTGCAATGGGCAGCATCACAGAAGGTGCTATCTTGTACAGTAACTTTGCTTTCCTAAAACACTTCCAAGCAGAGGGAAAGAACAAGCTAATGAACATGACCGCAGGTATTAACTTCTCAGTGCGAGATGAAAATCTGCATAGTGAGGCAGGGGCATGGTTGTTTAAAACGCTTAGAGAGGAACTGAAGCCTTCTGAGAAGGAATACGCTAGAATTGTAAAGAAGATTAAGAACACATGTGAGCAAGTGCTTGAGCATGAGGGACGTATCATTGATATGATATTTGAACAGGGTAATATCAAGGGTATTACTGATGTACAAATGAAGAACTTTATTATGTCACGCTTAAACTTATGTCTAAGTCAGTTAGATATAGCACCAATGTTTGATGTGGACTATGATCCAATCAGTCATTGGTTTTATAAAAACATTAACAGTGGATCATTCCACGACTTCTTTGCGAAGCAAGGTAATAACTACAGTCGTGACTGGGCGGAAGGAAAATTCTCATGGTAAAAGAAAAATCTATTTACGAAGAACTTGGTGAAGAACGTAAAGAACTTCAGGCTGAAGGTAAGCTACCTCTATGGGTAACAACAGCAGCATGGCAAATTCTTAAAGACAAGTACACAACAGATCAATACCCTGATCTGTACTCAATCTATAAAAGAATATCAAGCACAGCAGCGCAGCACATGGACGATGATAAAACACATTGGGAAAAGAAATTCTTTAACCTAATGTGGAATGGTTGGCTTGCTTGCTCAACACCTGTACTTGCTAACATGGGAACTAATCGTGGTTGCTCTGTATCTTGTAGTGGTAACTATGTAGGAGATAGTATATATGAATTTTATGATGCACAAAAAGAGGTTGCTGTCCTTTCAAAAAATGGTTTTGGAACTTCAAGCTACATTGGAGGAATTAGAGAGCGAGGAACTCCTATCAGTGGAGGGGGATTTGCTTCAGGGATACTGCCAGTGCTTAGAGGTTTTGTCCAATTATCTCGTGATGTATCACAAGGCAACACTCGTAGAGGCGCATGGGCAGGTTATATTGAACTAGATCATGGAGATTTCTGGGAGATAGCTGACCATCTAATTAACCACCCTGATGATTGTAACTTAGGTTGGATTGTTAGTAATGATTTTATGGATAGGTTAGACAAAGAAGATGAAGATGCTGTAGCTAGATACCAACGAGCTATGAAAGTCAAGATGGTTACAGGCAAAGGCTACTTCTTTTTCGTAGATAAAGTTAATGAAGCTAACCCACCAATGTATGCAGAGCATGGATTGAAAGTTAAAGCAAGTAATTTATGCACTGAAATCACACTACATAGTGATGAGTTTCATACGTTTACTTGTGTATTATCGTCAATGAACCTAGCTAAGTACGAAGAATGGGTAGATACAGACGCAGTACAGACTGCTATTATATTCCTAGACTGTGTAGCTGAGGAATTTATAAAGCAAGGTCGTGGAATTAAAGGCTTAGAAAATTCAGTACGTTTTACTGAGTCAGGTAGAGCATTAGGCTTAGGTACACTAGGTTTCCATACTTACCTACAGCAAAACTCAATGGATATTGAAAGCTATGAAGCATATAACCTTAACCAACGTATGTTTAAAGGCATTAAACAGGAAGCAGTTAAGGCTAGTCAGTGGTTAGCTAAGACTAAGGGAGAACCTAAGTGGTGTAAGGGTCATGGTGTACGTAATACACACCTACTAGCTATCGCTCCTAACAGTAGCTCTGCACTAGTTTGTGGCAGTGTCTCACAAGGCATTGAGCCAGTGTATAAGAACGTTTTTGTGCAAGGTAGTCCTGCTGGTGAGATCAATAGGATAAATCCTGTCCTAGTG